TCACCATACCTGCACTCCTGCGGTGACGCCGGCATCTGAAGCCACCAGATAGAGATTCGTCGCGTCGAACATGGTCGGCGATTGGAACCACAGTGCACCTCCGGAAGTCGGGTAGATCAAGGCTCCGCAAGGGGTCCGGCCCAAGTGGTGGGCCAGGGAGAAATTGCCTGCCACCGGCGCGTCCACGGGAATCCGGCCATAGAGTTTGGTGGAATTCGTAGTTGCGGTCACGCGTGTTGGATCAGCCGTAACGATGCCCAGATACGCGTCGCCTGGGGAGGGCGGGGTCCCCGTAAGGTTGTAGCAGAATCCGCTTATGGAGTCCCACCAGAGATAGGATGTGGCATTGGGGGGCGCCGGGCCGGGGTTGGCGGTTGCTGGGGCGTAGCGAACCCCTTGGGCGTAAAGCACTCCGGGCGTGAGGCCCGGTGTCAAGGTTGCCGAGGGACTCAGATCGAACCCCGAAAGGACACCGCAAAGGCCGGAATCCTGTAACCAGGCTGCTACGGTCCCTGCCGCCTTGACCGCCGCCTGTACGTCCTGGGCGTCTTGCAGCAGGGCATCGATCAGTTGCCAGTTGGTGTCCAAGTCCGCTTCATAGTTGTCGCCATGCTTGGGCTGGATGATCCCCTTGCGGGGGAGGACGGTTCGGATGATTGCCATATTGACCTCAATTCAGGTGTCCAGCTTGAAAGCTGGCCCCTGAGTTCACGGCTAACCGGACAGCCGCGTGGCGATCGTGCGCACCTTGACGAACCCGCCATTGGTCACGGTTTCCGTGCCGTTGTTCCAGTAGTGAACAGCGCAGTGCACGAGGCCCGGATTCGCCTCGTTCTTTTCCTCCACCCAGAAATCCATAAGGAAGAGGGTGCCGCTGGCGTCGTTGGAATTCGCGCGTGCGGGTTTCGTTTTGGCGCCGTTGGTCTCGGCGTCGCCAGCGGGCGAGCGAGAGCACCAGGCTGCGACCTCATATTCGAGTTCCGAGCGCGAGTAGACGTAGCCGTCCACTGGGCTGACGGGGAGCTTCGCGCTTTCGCCGTCTCGGTACCAGCCGTAGAAACTCTCTGGCCGCACAACCGCGAATTTCGCGTTGTTGGAAATCTTTGCCAGCGAGTAATCGGTCAAAGGCTGATCTGCGGCGAGGGCGGAATCGGGCAGATCCACAAATCCGGGAATGGTCTGAAACGTCAGTTGAGCCATCGTTTTTCACCTATGTAGCGCCAGCATCTCCCTGGCGGTTTCCAGAGCCGCCGCGGCGGCGGCGCTACCAAATCGTTTTGCCTGCGCTTCCGTTGGAATACGTCCTCGTCGAATCTGCGCACACGAACATGTACCGCGCGCGCTCGTATTCTGACGCGCTGGGATAAGAGGGTGTGCCCTGCGGAGCGATCCGCGAAAGCTTCTTGGTTCTCGTCCAGGCGGCATCGAGGAGGCGGTAAGTCATGGTCCCTTCCGAGTAGTTTGGCTGCTTTTCAATGACCTCGAAGAGCCGGTTGTACACGCCGCGCCTGCCGGTTTCGAAGTCGGGGACAAGTGGGTGGGAAACGAGGACGTAGTCTCCGACCTCCACGGTTAAGGTGAGGAAGTGGCTGGTGACCCTCAGGATGGCCGCGCCGCCGTTGGGCACACCCGTCACGGGGTTCAGGCCCGCGTAGCGACGGAAAATGCGCGTGGCGGTGAGCGCGGCCAACGACGCCCCGCCGCGCGCCACGCGCAGCCCTTTTGACTCGATGGTGTGTTGACCGGCCAGCCCGTACTGCTGAAGCGAAGGCGCGCAGAGGAAGAGCAGCTCCGTTTGGAAATTGCTACCGTCATAATCGAGCCGGTAGGTCACCTGGTTGATGATGGGATGGCGCTCTACCCCGGGGAGTACGGTCATGTTACGTTCGTTGAACTCAAAGAGGTTCGGGAACGCAAAGGGCGGGAAGAAGAACCGGGGCGAGAGACGGCCATCCGGGAGGACCAGCAAGTATCCTCCCAGTGCCCGGAAGAGCTCATACTCCAGAAACTGCTTGGCTTCCACAGGCTGCTGGAACTCGAACTCGAGCAGGTAACCTGCAAACATTCCATTCCTGTAGGTGAGGAACCTCTCGACATCGACGTAAGGGTTGGGGTCAATCAAGGTGGGATTGTTAGTGGCCGCAGGGTCCCACTGGGTGGGGTCGTAGAGCTTCCAAGAAGATTCGGGAAGAAAGGGCACTTGGCCCAGCCCGAGTTCGTTCTGAAAAACGACCAACGCACAGTCTATGGGGTTGGCCAGAAGTGAGCGGGGGTGATCTTGGGAGGTGAAGAACCCATCATCACCGCGCGTGAAGATCTTCGTTTTGGCGCTGCGCTTCAGGTCTCGGCACTCGAGCACGTATCCCGTCGAATCTGGTAGGGCCTGGACGGACTCAACCTGCTGGGTTGCCAGGGTGACAAAGTCGGTGGAAGCCATTCCGGGGTAACCGACTTTCAGGGTTACCTTGCGACCCTCGAGGCGCCCGCCGCTCGCGAGAGCAGTTATGTAACCCGCCGCATCGATGGTTTCCAGTTCCAGGGCTCCGATGGAACCCTGTCCTTCCAATTGCCTGATCACCTGCTGAACGCCCTGTGGAACCTTAAGGTAAGGGCGGCCAAGCAGGGCGTCGGACGTGATGCTGAACAGGATGTCGTTGCGCGTGGCGGTGATCCAGAACCAAGCCGTGGCCGCGAGCGTCATGCGCACGGAAAATTCCCAGGGCAGACGTCGCGCCGCCAGGGAAAATGCCAGCAGGCCGCGGTGGCCGGTGGTCGTGCCGGCGGTTTTCATGCTTTGCACGAGACGCGCGAGAAAAGCATCGAGCCCACCTGGGTAGTGGGCCGCGAAATAGTCTCGCAAGTTGAAGTTCTGGTATAGACGCAGATAGGCTGCCAGGGCGGCCCAGGTGCCCTCTGTCCAGATGGACTCGGGCGAGCCGGAATAGCCGCCTGGGGAATCCGCGTAGGGTTGGAATCCGTCAAAGGGCGTCAACTGCTCGTAAGCCTGGTTGAAGGAGTCCGGCTGGCTACTCTTGAGGATCTGGCGGTTGGTGAGGAAGAATTCTTCGTAGACGAATTCCAGGCATTCGACGGCCTTGGTTTCCTCGCCAACCTCGTGGTAGAAGAGGGCCGCCCAAGTTCCCGCGGCGTCGAGCGCCAGGGAAGTATCTAGGCCGGAGGCACTAGCGCCCTGAGCAAAGTGGCCTTTCGTGCCGCCGGAAGCAGGAATCCAAAGCTGATTGACGGTTGCCGTTCTGACTTGCGTGGCCTTCTGGCCAGCCGTGGTGGCCGTCGTCTTGAGCGCGTCGAACTGCGCTTGCGAGATCCAGCCGCGTTGAAAGAGGTTCTGGGCAGCCGTGGGCAATACGCGCGAAGCTTTGTCGAAAGCGAAATAGCAGTCGATGTTGTGTTCGGTGGAGACCCAGGGGAGTTGGCCGGGGACGTATTGATAGCCGGGGTCTTGGTATCTTCCCCAGCCGCCCAGAATCAAGTTCTGGCGAAGATCGGCGGCGGTCGATTGCAGCGAGAAGAGACAATTCAACATGCTCTGGAGGCCGAGCGCGGCAGAGCGGAAGTCGCCCGTCCGCTCCATGTAGATGCCGTAAGCGTAGGCGACCCAGGCCTGAGCGCCGGAGCGGATGTACGCCTGGTCAACCTGCCCGTTGTAGACGTCGTAGGAAAAACTAAGGCTGCCGGCGGGCTGCGGCGCGCCCACGGAAAGGTTATCCAGACGCAGCTCTCCCGCCTCATCGACCTCGGCCTTGAAGGAAGCGATGGAGAGCAGCGTCTCGCCGGGCACGTACTGCCCGATCAGGCTGTTGAGTTCTTGATTCAGCACGCGCCACTGGTTGGCTGTCCAGGTGACTGGCGCGCTGATTTTCTTCGCGACGGGGTCGTAGCCTGCGGTGCCACTCGAAACAAATTCAATACTCATGACCCCGCCCGTGGAGCTGGTGACGCCGACGATGAACTTGAAGGCGACGGCGGTTTTGAAGCGCCAGTCGACGATGGAATCCGCCGAGTCCGGCAGGCCGCTGCCGGTGAAGTTCCAGCTTGCCGGGGCGGTGGTGGCAGTGAAGAGGATGACGTTGGAACCGCCTGACTGCGCGGGTGGCTCGGTGGAGTCGAAAACGTTCGCGATGCTGCCCGATCCGCCGGCGAGCGCCCAGCGATTCACGGAGCCGTCCTCAGCATTCTCGAGTACCAGCGAAGGGAGATAACCCGGTGAGTCGCGGAGCGCGTTCAGGCGCACGATGATGCGCTTCGCCGCATCCCAGAGCCCCGCCAAGGAGAAGGTGATGATGGCGAGCGCCGCGTCGTAGATCCAGCCGCGGTTTTGGACATAAGCGACATTGGAGCTGACCAGCGTGCCGGGGTTGGCGTAGTCGGGATCGCCCGGCGGCACTTCGATCGACCGCGGCAAATCAGAAAACACCGCCAGGTTCTGCAGGGTGGAATAGAGATCGAGCGGCCCCAACTGCGGGTGGTTGTAGATGACGTGCGCCACGGGCGTCCCGCTCTGGATGACCTTGTTGGTCCCATAGCGGGCATGGCGCGAGTCCTGCACGACGATGGGGATGTTGTCCTCTTGCAGGTACTCGATATCCGTCTTCGCGTAGACCCGCACGAAATAGTCTCGCAGCCGATTACCGACGCCGAGATTGGAATACGCGATCCAGCCGGTAACAGCCGGGGTCGAGGAACCCAGCTCGGGCTGTGGCGACGTGGCAGGCATCAGGAAGGCAAGCGCCGTTCCCACATGGACGCCTGTGACTTTCCAGGTGTTGTCCGGCGAAAGCGAAGAAGAACCTTGGTAGTAGAAGGTGTCGGTGCGGGAGTAGACATCCACGCGATACTGGCCGGGAGGATCGAGGAGGTCGAAGACACGGCCACTCACATCCGTGACCTGAGTGAGATGGAGCACGTTCGCTATTAGATTTCCCGAGAGCAGAGGCGCGCTGGAGTAATTGATGGGGAAGCCATCCGGTCCCGCTTGATCGTCGAGTGGCAGACCGAAGACGGGATCGAAGACGATGCTGGGCTGGCGCTCCTGCGCGAGTTGCGAGTAGGTTGTCTCGGTGGAGTTGATCGCGCCTTCCACGAATGCCGGGTCAGAGGGCGTCAGCAGCGCATTGCCTACGAAGGGGGCACAACTGGCATTCAGCCTGGAGAGCATCCACTCCAGCGCGGAGTCGAGCGCCGTCGCCAAATCCCCCGGAAAGAACGTGCCGACTTCAGCCATCTAAATGCTCCGCGTCCGCTATCGGCGTCCGTCTGCTTTTGTGGCGGCGCCGCGGACCTCCAACCTAGTATCCGTAGCCGCTAGCGCCGTATCCCCAGATGCCGTATCCGTAGCGGGTCACGCAAGCCTCTTCCGGACGAAAAGTGGTCAGGGGCTCTGGCAGGCCTTCAATCATCACCAGATACAATGGGCGCTTGTTAAGCTTGAGATTCTTGGCGTCGAAGTACGAGTTGGTGACGAGGGGCATCGCAATATTTCCTCAATGCCTGGATGGGCGACCGCGAGGTCCGCCCTTAACCGACGTGCCGGCGCAACTTCAGCGTCACCGAATACGCGCCCGGCGCCTTGTATTCGATCCTGGCCTCGGTGTCCTCGAGGACGTAGTTGGTGAAGGCTGGCAGATCGGCGTCGGGATAATAGGCAAAAGGTTCGCCCGTCATCGCGTGGTCGAGAAAGGCTTGCCAATTCGCGAGGTCGTTGCCAGCCTGGATCCAGTCCATCGACAACTCCAGGAACTGGTCAACGCGCTCGAGCACGCATTCACGGATCCCCGCGGTGGAAAGGTTGTCGTGACGGACTGCCGCTTTGGAGTATCCCGGCAGATTGCGTGGAGGGAAAACGAAGAGCAGCGTCTGCTCCGTCCCGCCCGCCGGGTTGTAAACGATCTTGGGATTCGACATGAGTAGTCAGGAGTCACAAGTCAGAGTAAATTCTGAAGTCTGAATTATGAAGTGTGAAAAAGAATTCCCGAGTCACACGTCAGGAGTCAGAATGAGAAGAACGAGATTCAGCATTCATAATTCAGAATTCCGCATTGTTCTTCTGCTGGCTTCTGTCCTCTGTCTCCTTTCCGCGCGCTACGCGCGCGTGGCCGGCTGGCGAACCACCGTGTAGGCGACCAGATTTACGTCGCGCTCCGTCACGGCTTGGGAGACGTGGCGTACCAGTTCATCAATGCCCGCTTGGCCGCCGTAGACGGAACCTTGAAAGATCACCTGGATGGTCTTCTGGGCAGGTGGAGTTTCTGCGGCCTTCCCGCCTTGTCCCGAGACAATCAACTCAGGTGCTACCGCGCCCGGCCGGCGGACCACCGCGCCGCGCTCACCCTCACGGACTTCGGCGCCGGCGAGCGCGCGGCCTGCCAGCGCGGCCGCTCCGCCCACGATCCCGAAGGTCGCCGCGGACTTGAAGGCCAGCGCAGCCCCGCGATAGTCCTGTATGGCGAGCAGATAGAAGCCCAGCGCGGTGGAGTATATCGCCCGCACGAGGGCTTCCTGAGCAATCGACCCGACGGCCTGCAGCGCTGCCTTGCGAAACGCTTCGCCAATCGATTTCTGCCAGATAACGGCGTTGGCGATGTTGACGCCCAGGGCCGAATCGAAAATCAGAAAGCCCCGGACGAGGCTCGCCTCCAGAACCCGTCCGGCGTTCAGAACCTCCGCGAGATTGGCCACCAGATCGATCTTCCAATGCTGCGCCATCTGGCGGTTGTGGTTCAAAGCGTCGTTGACCGAAGCCAAGCTGACTTTCCAATGGGCGGCGAGGTTTTGCAGAGTCTTATCTGCGGTGGCCATCCGGCTGAGATCGTCGTAGCTCTGCGTAGACCATCGTTTGAGCTCGGTCCCCAGTGCGGCAAGCTCTCGCGAGAAGGATCGGCGGAAGCGCAGAATGTTGGCCTCGGCGTGGGAGGGGTCCGCGCCAATGCGGATGAGGAGTTCTGACGAGTAGCTGCTCGGCATGGGTCACCCTGAAAGAGGCGAAACTCGCAATGCGAGACGCGAAACTCGTCTAGACCGCGCCAGACGCCGCGTCGGCAAGAAGCGTGAAACCGGATCTGAGATTTCAGATTTCAAATGACTGCACCTACCAAAAGATTTCGCGGGTGCGCCTGGGCTCGGAAGCTGGCTCTTCGCTGGCCGAGTCCGGTTCCGCCAGGGCGGCGCGCTCGCTTTGAAGCAGCCGGGCCGCCGCGGCGAGGTCGAAATCCAGCGCCAGCACCGGGTCAGCGAGGCGCACCAGGCTGCTGGGACGGCAGCCAAACCTCTGTGCGGTAATAGCCAGAAGCGTGAAGTTTTCACTTTTGACGAAACCGCTCCAGCTTAACGCTGGAGAGATCCTCCTGCCTGGGGTTTGGTCCTGTTGCCGCAGAGCCTGCCGAACCGCGCGATGTGGCGGGAGAGCTGGTTTCAGCCGCCTCACCGAGCGAGCGGCAGGCCCAATCGAAGATAAAGGCGCGATCCTCGACCGGGATATCGTCCAGGGAGATTTCTCCTGGCTTCTCGCCGATGCGCGGTTGCACCACGCTCGCGCGCACTAGTTCCGTGGCGAACCGGGCGAGGTCAAGGATTTCTTCGCGGCTGATCTCTTTCGGAGCGTTCGTGGAACCCTGCGCATCACCTTGCAGCGCCACTGCCAGCAGACGTTGAGGGACGCGCCCGGACAGGATCCACGCGAGTGGCTCCGGCTTGGCCGCCAAGATGACGGCGCCACTTGGCAGGTGCAGCGGCTCGGCGTGCGCTTCCCGGCTCGTCCGCGACGCGGCGCGCCAGTCGTCAGGGGTGGCAATGTGGCTCTCGTTTGGCATAGTAGCTCTCAGCGATCGGTGTTTCAGCCATCAGCTATCAGCCGTCGGCAATGAGCAAGAACGGTTTCTTGCTGAGAGCTGATCGCTGACTGCTGACAGCATCTTTACGTTTGCCGATAGATCTTGCCCACCTGGTCGCCCACGGGGCGCGTGGGATCGGCCAGGCCGTCGAATTTCACCTTATAGGTAGTCTCCTTGCCGCGCTGGAAGGGGAGCTGGATCGCCTCAGCCTGGTAGGCCTGATAGAGCTGGCTGACGACGTACTTCCCTGCGGCATCCCGGCGGGGGGAAATCACCGCGACGGAAGTCTTGGGGATAGAGACGACACCGCCAAAGGAGATTTCCTCGTAGGTCTGCGAACCCGGGGGAAGATTGGTGTCGGTGCCCGAGGAGAAGGAGCCGTGCACGACGAAGTTTTTGAGCTTGGCCAGGTCGGATTCCTTCAAGGTGAGCTCGATGGATTCCGCTTCACCGGTCATGACGATGTCGATAGGAGCGGCGACCTGGTCCGCCGCGATCTGCTCGAGCTTGGGAGACAGGACCACAGTGGCCGCGCCTTCCGTAGCGCCAGCAAAAATGGGAGTGCCTGGCGTCGGCTCGCCCGCGGCATCGATCACCAGCCGGCTGCCGTTGGCGGGCACTGTCACATCCAGCCAGAGCTTACCGGGTCCTTGGTGGATCTTGGTTGCGTCAACGTTACTCGACATTGTTACCTCCGATATTCCATGCCTCGGCCAGGCGGCGCGGGGTTCCGGGATCGCCTGGCCACGCGAAGATCGCTTTTGCGAAAAAGCTGGGAGAAAAAAACTCGCTGGTGAATGGCTGAGCGGGCGCGTTGTTGGAGTCGGCGCTGAAGGAGAGGGTTTCGGTGAAGGAGAGGTAGGTGTCACCGTCGCTGCCGCTGGTGGCGCCGTCGTAGTCGAGGGTCCGGTTGCGCCCGCTGCCTTCCGTCACGCCGCTTCCGTCGTCATGGATGGAGCGGTGGTCGTGGTCGCTGCGGGCGGCGGTCGAGGCCGTCCCGACTTTGGAAGGGCCAGTCCCTGCCGTTCCCGAAGCGACCAGCGAAGGGCAGTTGGTGATGTCCGCGCAGGCCAGGCTGGCGTTGACCCAGGAGGTGCCGTTGTAGCGGATCACCTGCGCGAGGGCGGGCGAAGTGATGGCGACATCGGAGAGGTCGGTGAGCGCCCACACCTCCTGGCCTTGCGCAGCGGTGAGCTTGCTGGAGGCGTCAAGACCAGCGTAGCCGTTGGCGCCGTTTTTGTTGGCCGTTTTCTCGAGGGTCGAATCGGCGTCGCCCGAGGTGACGGTCGCGCAGGCCGGGGCCGCCTTGTCGTTGAGGGTGCGGACAAACTGGTTCGTACATCCGCCTGTGCCTGAGAGGGACGGAAGCTGATTGTTGGGCACCAAGCTACTAGCGTCTAGGGAAGCGTACCCGTTCGCTGGGCTTTTGTTTGCTTGACGCTCGACGACCTGGGTGGCGGGGACGCCCTGATTGTCTCGGAACTTGAGCTCGGCGCCGTTGATCCAAACCTCTCCCACCACCGGCGAAGAGGGATCGGATTTGCGCGGTAGCCCCAAGGTGCCCGTGAAGTCGAAGGCTTCGGTTTCGTCGAGGTGCGTCGCAGTGAGGGTATTGGCGCCGACTGTCAGGTTTCCCGAAGAGACATTCAAAGGGGAAGAGTAAGGAACGTAAGCTGAAAGGTTGTTCGGCGTTGAGCTGGCTTTCTGCCACTTGATGTTGAGCGCATTGGCCGGAGGCGCCGGCGTCGAGTCGCTGAAATTCGCGTCCGCGGCAGCGGCGCCATTCACGGAGATGTTGTCCCCGCCGCCTCCCCCACCACCGCCGTCACCCACCTTGTTCCAGCCGTTTCCGGTCGCGTTGCAGAGGAAGAGTTGCTGGCCCGCTGGCGAGGCGTCCGTCTGGATCAGTAGCTCCTTGTTGGCTAAGCAGGAAGTGGGAGCGCCAGCTATGGTAGTAGCCTTCACGGGTGCGGTGGCAGTCTTGCCGCTCAGGTCAAAGGTGGGCGCGATGGAGAGCGTCCCTGTACCGCCTGCGTAGCTGACGCTGATTTCGTTTGCCGTGCCAGCCACGTTGCCGGCGCCGATCGCGGAAGCTGTGGCGGTGGCGATGGAGATGGACGGCGTGGTTCCACCACTCGAGCTGATCGGCGCGCTGCCCGGAACATTCGTGACGCAGTTGGGACACGAAATGGTGTTCACCGGGCGCGACAGGGGCGAGGTGAACGTGAGGACGTTCTCCTTGCCGTTGAAGGCCGTCCAATCCACCGACGAGAGGTAGCCGCTTTGCCCGCCGCTCGCGTGAGGCATGGAAAGCAGGAGGTCGGAAGAAAGCGGGCCGCCACCGGTAAGCGGCGCAGAGGTGGAGATGGTCCGTGTTGCCGGCACCTTGGCCGCAAGGTCTGAGACCAGATTGGTGACCTCCGACCCGGCGTGGGTGTGTACTACCGGCGCCTTCCCATACAGGTCCGCAATCAGGTTGGTGACGTCGCTTTCAGGATGCGTGTGGATGGAACTGGCTTTTCCGGCGAGCAGGGAATCAGTGCTCGACTGGAGATAGACAACGGGGTCAGCAGCCGTCGAATCGGTCTTGACGCTACCGGAAGCTGTCGCCGAGGCGCGAGGCACCGATTCCCCACCAGAAAAAGTACAGTCGGTTCGGAGCTGTCCGGAGTTGTCGGCACAGTTCACGCCGGGGCCGGTGAGGTTCAACTTGGGGCGCTGGGCGAGGTCGGCGCCATCCCGTTGGAGGAACTGATAGAAGAGGGCCGGGACGGTGGCCGAGGGCGGTTCCGCCTGGCGACAGAGCTGGGCGTTGACCGTGGGTTGGTCCGGGACCACCCAGATTTCCGAGTGTACGCGGCCCTGGATATTCAGTGTCACCACGTAGTACGTGCCGGCAGGCGTCGCCGTGAGGTTGGGGATCAGATCGAGCCAGGCGTTCCCTTCGCCATCGTTCAGTTGGCCGCTCGCGTTGAGGTAGCCTTTGATCAGCGCAGCTCTGTACTCGACGCCGTTGTATGTGACGGGCCGGTTCCGTTGGGCGAACACCAGTCCGTACATGGGCGTGCCATTGATGGTGGCCATGACGCGCGGGTTCTGTCCCAAATCGAACGAGGCGGTAACGTGCGTGGCGGCGTATGACGAAGCCGGAAGACAGAAGACACAAGCCAGCAAAAAGGCAATTCTGAATGCTGAATTATGAATTCTGAATTTTTCGCTCTTCACGTTTCCTCTCCATCGGCGCGTTCTTCTTTCATAATTCACAATTCAAAATTCCTTCTGACCCCTGCCTTCATCTTTCCTCCAACTCGACGGTGAATTCGATCTGGGGGCCGCGGGCGAGCGCTCCGCCGCGACGCCCGACCAAGGCGCCGAGGTCGTGGCGGGTGATGCGCAGCTCTTGGATCTTCGAGACCGCGGGATCGAGCCCCGACGTGGTGCCTCCCGGGACGGTGCGGTGATTGATAGCGAGCGGTTTGTAGAAGTCGGCGAGAGGGACGGAGGTGAGTACGATGTCCACCGCACGCAGGTAATCCATGGCGTCTTCAGCCAGCCATTCCGGGTCGGAGCCGGTAATGGCCAGGGCGCAGAAGAAGTGCAGCGCCTGGGTGCGCAGGTCAGGGTCAGAAGCGGCGTCAAACGCGGCTTCCTGGGCCACCAGCACGAGCGCCGGCCAGTTCTGAATGGGCGCTGCTTCCTTGTGAAAAGCTGCCAAAGGGTTCAGCGCCCGGCCCGGCGGGCGATCGGCATTGATAATATCCAGGGCAGCCTGCTGATCGCGTTGCAGGAGGGCGATCAACTGGTTGACAAGCGGCTTGGCGAATTGCGCCTGGTAACGGGCGTTCATCGTGAACCTTCTTGTAGCGGCGGCCTTCAGGCCGGCACGCTCTGTAGGAGCACGGCGCGCCGCGGGTGGCGCATACATCGCGCTTTAGGCGATGTGTGCGACCGCTGACTCCGCGGGCGGCCAGAGGCCGCCCCTACCCGAGTTCTCGAGCGCTCAGCAGCAGAGCTTTCCCTTCGAGCGCCTGCTGAAACATCTCGGCCCACACATCGCTGCGTTGTCGCGACACGACGATGAGGGGACGCATGGGCATGCCAGGCCCTTGGCGCATGGCCGAGGCGGATTCAGTCCGTCCAACGCCCCAGCCAGTCCCGGTCTGGTGGTACTGCGCATAAGGAAGACGGCTGCCGAGCGTGAGCGACTCAGCTTCGAGTTCCTCGACGTGACCGGGCGCGCCGGAATCGCGGAGAGAGCGCAGCAGGGCCCCGGTGGAGTAGAGAATCCCAGAGCTGCCAGTTGGCTTTCGCCGCAGGGTGGAGGGCGCGAGTTCAGCCCACGGCGTGCCCCCCGCGCGGCCTTCAGAAGCGAATTGCTCCGAGATCATCTCCCGGAAGTCGTCGGCAATGAGACGCAGGGCGGGGGAGTAATCCGCGAGTGATTCCTGGAAGGCAGCGAGGGCGCGGTCGATGGGAGCCGGATTGAAGTTGAACGTGAATTCGATCATTTGTGGAAACTCGAAATTCGAAATTCAGTTGGGTGGCGCATACATCGCGCGTTTGGCGAGGTATGTGGTTATCGGACTCGCACACAGGGCACAGACCGCCATGTGTGCGCCACCCGGCGTAACGCCGAAGAGCGGGCATTGCGCTACCAGAGCTCAGAAGACGTCGTCCTTGCGGAACGACAGGTTGCTGTCGTCTTCGCGGTCGGTCGGGTCCGTCTCCTGGCCGGCGACGCCGCCGAAGGCGGGAAAAGTATCCCCGGTGCGGGCTGCGGCAATGAACAGCTTGTCGTAGTCGCCGCGGTTGAGCTCCGCCAGCATGGTCTCGCAGGAGCGTCGGAAAGCGTTCGGGTTGGCCCAGCCCTGCGAGGAGGCGTCTGGGCCCAGCAGCGAAAACAACGCCTCGCCGAGATCGGCCGCGGCACCCAGTTCGTTGATCAGCGAAAGCAGGGAGTAGGCTTGTGGGTTCGAGGAAGCCAAGCCCTCGAGCACGTAGCCGCGAGCCACGGCCAGGGCGGTGAGGCGCGCGCTCTGATTATCAATCCAGGCCTGGATCTGCACGTCGGAGGGGTTCTGCCCTGTGACGCCACGCTGAAAACCAGGGTAGTGAGCGGCAACAGCGTCGATGGTGGTGAAAGACATGGTGAATCCTCGGTAGGGGCGGGTTTCAAACCCGCCCCTACAGACCGTCAGCCATCAGCGGTCAGCCACGAACTGTTCACTGATAGCTGACCACTGAAAGCTGATCGCTCCGTTTACGCGACAGCTGAGAGCCAGAGGAAGGCGGCGTTAGGCGCCACCACCTTGGCGTCGTAGTAGAGCTGGACTTCCACGATGTCGGCCGTGCGCGACTCATCGCGGTAGCGTTTCACAAGGAAACCCCCGGTGTTCGCACCAAACAGCCACGTGAACTGGTAGCCGAGTGAGACGGTGCGGCGGCCGGGCGTGGGCGGCGCATAGAAGAGGATCGCGTTCTTGCCCCAGATGTAGTCGAGCGAGTCCGCGGCGCCCTCTTTGGCCGTGTTCTTGACCGCCGAGGCCACGAAGAAGTTGTCCACGTTGAAGGCGGACTTCAGGTGGTCAGGCTGCAGGATGGCGACCTGCGCGTACTTGAAGCGCTCCAGGACCTTGGGATGGTTGCGCAGCGCCTTGAATACCGGATAGCTCACCAGGAGAGAATTGGGCAGCAGGCCGATTTGCTTTTGGATGGTGGCTTTCTGGTCTTCGACCACCGGGATGGGGTCGGAGTTGGTGTAATCGGACCACTGGCTGTTGCCGGAGAGCGTAGTGGATTGTGTGATCACGGTGGGGTCGGTGGCCTTGGAGGCGACCACGATCTCGCGCTGGAGATAGAGGAGGTCGGTGAGAGTTTCCGTGGTGTCCACATCCACGTCGATGGCTTGGTCCGCGTTGGCGCGCAGCTCGTCGGGAATGGCTTGCGCCAGGGCGTGGCCTTCGCAGAAGTAAGTGTCGGTGGAGAGCGTCCAATCGATTTCATTGGCGCGCGCTCCGGGGCGGCGGGCATCATCGAGGATCCGGAAGCTTTCCTTGGAGTAGATGAAGTACTTGTTGGATTGCTTCGTTACCGGGATGCGCGGAAAGATTTGGTCCGCCACGAATTGGGCGTTGCGGTAAGCGATGGAGACTTCGGTCAGGGCTTGATCGACGTGCACCATCGAGATGTCGGGCATGGTTTTTTCTCCTACAAGGGCAGGCACAAGGCCCGCCCCTATATGCCGCTTACAAGCAGCGCTCCGCGCGCGGGGTTACCAGCCGTCAGCCATCAGCCGTCAGCCAAGAGCTACTTGCTGAAAGCTGACTGCTGACCGCTGACAGCTAAGGACGCGGAGACCCGTCAGCAGGTCGCTCGACTGCAAGCGGGGCGAAGTATCCCGGAGGCTGACCCCTCGGGACCGGCCCGCGGAAATAATCAGGGCCGAGGATCTAGCATTCAGGATTTAGCCAGCTCCTAGATCCTAAATCCTGCTTCTAGCTCACCGGCATGACGACGGGGCCGGGCGAGAGGAAGAGGAAGAAAATCTCGCCATCGGCGGCGGACGTCTCAGCGATGCCCAGGATGTGGTGCAGCGTAGCGGCGCCAGGGACGGTGCTCAGGTCGGCCTTGCGCAGCGCGCCAGCCGAGTCGCCGACCTCGATGTAGTCGCCTTTGGTGATGGTGCCTTTGGCGACAGCCCGCGAGATGCCATACTTGCGCACCACGACGTTGGCGTTTTGCTTGGACTGCGTCTCCTGGGTGATGCCGTAAGCGAGCTGGTTGGCGGCGGTCGGCAGTTTGCACTCGCCGTCGTTGGTGCCGGGCACCACGGCGCGGAACTTGGAGATGCCGGCTGCCTCGACCACCTTATAGGTCTTATCAAGAACGTAGGTTGCTCCTGCCATTCATTTCCTCCGAAATTCGAAATATGAAAATCGAAACTCGTCAGTCGAAACTCGGCGATACCGAGTTTCGGATTTCGAGTTTCGCTATTACTGGCTGCCGCTGACGGCTCTTCGGTACTCCTGCGCCAGTTCCGGGTGTTCGCGGCCGATTTCCGTTAGCGCCTGGCCAAAAGAAATCTGGCGTTCGCGGCAGCGTTGTTCGACGAGCAGCTTCACCTGCGTCTGCACGTCTTCGGGCGGAGCGCCCGAGAAGCCCACGGGGCGCAACGGAACCTGGGTTTTCTGTTCGGCCAAGATTCTGCGGAAGGTGGAAAAGTCGGAGAGGGCGATCTTCCGCCAGTCTTCGCGCTGACGTGGCAGGATCTTGCCGGTTCTGATGGCCTCGTCAAGTTCGCGTTCCACCTGGGCGCGGAAGAAGGCGACGGCGGAGATGAACTTCCCGCGCGCCACACCCTCGCTGAGCAGGGCCGCGGCCTGGACGACCGAAATCTCCTGCGCGGCGGCCAGAGTGGCCTCTGCCGGCTGGCGCAGACTCGTCGCGTCTGCGTGCCTTTCCAGCTCAGGTGCGCTCTCAGCCAGCGCGGCCGCAGCCGTTGCCGGGGAAACCAGCCCCAGCTCTGCCAGGCACTTCCGCATCTCTTCGGGTTCCAGGACATAGGTGTCCTTGAGGTCTGCGTGCATGACTTTGATTCTTCCGTCCACGACGGAGAGTGTGACTTGCTTCATGGGACCTCCATGGATCTGGTGTAGTGCCGGCGTCCTGCCGGCATCGTGGTGCCGCCCGGAGGGCGGCGGTACGTCTCCCGCGGGTAGATAAGCCGGGTCGGAGAGGCGAATCTGGGGCATTTCTTCGAGGAACGGACGATTGGTGAGTGCGACCGACGTGAGCGCGGCGCCCTGCGGCTTGCCGGTGCGCTTGTTGCGCATGGTCCAGTCGATGGCGGGTGAGATGTAGCGGTATTCGCGGTTCTGGATGAGCGCGCGCGCCCGCTCGGTGGGCTCGTACCAGCCCCACAAAATGAAACGCCAATGGGGAGCAGCGGCCAGCGAATCGGGTTTCCCGCCACTCGCTATTCGCGATTCACTACTCACTGCAAGAGGCTCCGGCGGGTCCAGCTTGACAATGCGGCCGGCGGAAGGGATGGGGCCGCCCGCCGCCACTTCCGGCATTTCGCTGGCGTGGTCGTAGTCCACGTTGATTTCGCCATTCAGCCGCTCCTGGAAATTGTGAACAATCTCTTCCAGGTCCCGCCGAGTGATGGAGAACTCCTGGGCGCCACGCCCCGTACCATTCGGCGCGGGGCTACGCAGCCACTTGCCGGTAATGGCCAGGGGAATGCGGACGAGCGACTCCTCCGGGGGCAGCGGAGCGTCGAGGTTGACGACGAACCGCGGCTGCTTCCAGGCTATGGGTGTCAAATTTGAAACCGCAGATTTGAGATCTGAAACTTCAGATTTGAGATTTGTAGCAGGCGCAAGCACGAGAACCTCCAGTGAAGAGCAAATCAAAAATCAAAAGCCAAAACTCAAAAGCCAAAAAACAGGCAGCAAACCGCCTGAATCTGTCTGTGGCCGTTGCCAAAAACGAGCGCTGGCAACTGACCACGGACCACGGACTACGGACCACTGCCTACTGTCACCTGACTCCTGTCTTCTGGCTTCTTCGGCAGCGGCAGCCCCAGCTCGTGGCAGATGTACTGCGCCAGTTCCGGGAAGGGAGCGACGACGCCGGTCTGCGCGAGGCGCGCTAAAGTATCGAGCACCTGGTCGAAGCTGCGCGCGCGCAGGTTGGAGACCGAGAGCACGGGATAGCGCTCCACGCCCGCCCAGTTGTAGTCCACCAGCCGTTTGATGGCGGTGGCGGAGAGCGTGCGCGCCAGGTGGTCGCCGGTGGCTTGCACGGCGAGGAAAAAGAAATCGCTCTGCGACTCGCCGAGCGCCCGGTTACCGCCCGCCCGTGCCCCCAGGCCCAGGTTCATAAAGAAGGCAAGAGCCGTGCGAGATATTTCAATGTTGTGGTGCTGGATGGAGTTGTACAGGTCGCGGACGTTGCCTTCCACGCCTTTAAGCGAAAACTTCCAGCCGCTGGGCAGCGAGACGCCGGTCTTTTCGTGGGCGGCGAGCTGCGTTACCCACTTCTCCGCCGCCTCGCGGTCCTCACGGGCGGCGCTCGGGCCCTGCTCGATGGTGGGCACGCCCAAGCCGTTGCGTTCGCCAGCGATGGCGTCGATGCGGTAGAGCTGATGCTTGATGTACCAGTGCATGTACGCGGGGCGGAGCATGGCGCGGCCGAAGAAGTTGGCGCCTTCCTGGTTGAAGGTGAAAATGGCGAGGCGGTCGGCAGGGATCTCGACGCTCTCGAAGTTGCCGTTGCGGTAGCCGTACTGGTTCAGTGCCAGTAGGGTCTCACCATCGGTGTCCATCAGCCAGCGATAGAAGGTGATGGGCAGGCGCGGGGCGAGGCGAGCCAAGCGGATGCGCCGGCCATCCACCGCATAGACCTCCTCGTGGGCGGCGGCGCCGAAGGCGAGCATCAGCAGGGCGTTACGCAAGACGTCGTCCCAGCACTGCGAGACGGTGACCCCGCCGGGTGAAATGTATTCGAGCCCGCCGAAAAGGTTGTCCCGGACGAATTGGGCGATTTCGCGGTCCTGGGCATTGTCAGAACCGGGATGAACGTCCCAGTGGGCGGCGCGGATCGGCAGCTCGCAGGCCAACAGTGTGGCGGCCACCTGCGCGTCCGAGCGGCGCATCTTCTCGTAGGTGCGGATCGCCGTGAGACCTTCGAGCTGAGCGTTGTACTCGCCGAAGTCCCGCAGGAACCCGTGAAAGATGGGCGTGCCAGGGAGGCCGCGCGGCGCGTTCTCGGCGGATGGCGCAGACCTTTCAGGTCTGCGGCGGTTTCCCTCCGAAGATCGCAGACCTACAGGGTCTGCGCCAGCCTCGGTTTCCATTGCCGCCTTGCGCGTCCAGGAAATTTCCAGCGGTCCGAGTTTCATGCGTCACATCCGTTGGTTCGTGTTCCTGTAGGGGCAGGCCTCTGTGCCTGCCCTGGGCGGCCACGGGGGGCCGCCCCTACAAAGACCCTAGTGCGGCCCAGGCTGTGTCCACCTCGACGAACGCGGCCGGGGCGATGATCGGCGTGCCCTCCACCAGAAACCCGTCGGCCAGCCGCGCCACGGGCCGGTAATCCGCCGCGAGGTCGGCCAACGCTTTGGCCCAGAATTCGTCGGCATGACCGGCTTCCGTGCGCTCGGCGTCAAAGCGCAGGCTGCCCGTCACTGTTACCATCCGCTTGACGGCGCTGAAGGCGCGGCGAATCTCGCGCGTGTCGGGCAAAAGCGAGAGGCGGCTTTCCAGGCGCCGCTTGGTGCGATAAGCCAAGTCTTCCTTCACGGCGGCGCTGAAGGTTACGGGCTCCACGCGTGGGCCAAATTCGCGCGCGAGGGATTCGGCTAGCGGGGCGCCCATGCCGGTCGCGTCAATGCAGGCGCGGCGGATGAGCGCGCCCCCGTCCGGCCCCGCGAGCGAAAGGAGTTCGCGCGCCATTGCCAGTTGCTCGGCAAACGGCGTCTTTTCCAAAGTGCGGACTAAACGCGTGACGGAAATTGACAATTCTGAATTCTGAGTTCTGAATTCCGCCGCCGCGGGCGGCGGCGCGACTTCATCCAGCCAAAACACCGTGCGGTCATGGTGGCGGCCGATGTCGATGCCCAAGTAGAACTCGGACGCTGCCGCTTCGCCCCTCACCCGGCCCTGCGGGACACCCTCTCCTAGCGGGAGAGGGGCCGGGGGTGAGGGAGGGCGGGGCGCCGAGGCCAGCATGGGGAGGGGAGTATCCATACTAGCCTCGGCGCTGAGGGCGGGGGTGAGGAGGTCAGGCGGGATGAAGTTCTCAGCCGTGGAGACGAACTGGCAGCAATACTCTTGTTGCCAGGAAGATTCGTCGTCACAACCCGCGCGCAGGAGCTGGAGATCGATTTTCAGGCCCTGCCGTTCCGCCGCGTAGATGTCGCAGGCATGTGCCGACCACGTCCGCCCGCCAGGGCGGGCGGAATTTGAGATTTCAAATTTCAGATCTGCTTCAGTGAGCCCGGCGGCTTTGGCGAGTTCGTAGAACTTTCCTTGCTGCCCATTGGGTGTGGAGATCACTTCCAGGCTGTAGCCGCGCGTGACGGTAGGAAAGAGCGCGGAGTAGATCTTGTCGGCGTCGGCATGGAAGGCGAACTCGTCCAAAGTCACATGGCCGGAGTAGCCCCGGGCCGTGTCGGGGTTGGCGGGCAGGCCGTAGATGACCGAACCGTTGGGGAAGCGCGTCTCGAGCTGCTTGATGAGCGTGCCCTCAAAGAACGTGGACTCGCAAGCCTGGGCGATGATCCCACAGGAGTGGATGTGCTCCTGCACCTTCTCCATCAGCAGACGCGACTGGCGCTCGCCCTTGGAGAGAAAGATCCAGGTGGTCTTCCTTTTGAGGCACTCCAGAACGGCGCGCAGTGTGGCGGCGAAGGAGTAACCAATCTGACGCGCCTTGACGACGATCTTGAGTGGCGAGTTGTCCGCCACCCAGCGGCGCTGGTAGGGCAGCAGGTGTAGCGCCGCCGTCTCGGCGGCAACGCCGGATGCCCGTTGCGCCGGCGCCCCCCTGGCCGCATCGTGGGTCTTGCCGGCCGGGATTTGCCGCCCACGAGTTGCCGCGATGTTGGCATCAGCCGGTCGGGAGGCCGGCGTTACTTTACCTTTGCGGGAGCGCATCGGATACTTCCTTTGGGACAAAGGGCTCGGTGATGAGGCCGTAGATCTCTTGAATCTTCCGGAGCGCCTCCGGGCTGAGCTTGTGCGTCTGCAAGGACTCCTTGAGGGACTGACGAAGTTCGCGCATTTCGCCCCTGAGCTTCTCCAATTTGGCCTGCTCATGGCGAACGCGCACCTGGTTCCAAGAGTGCTTGTCGCGCTCCGATCGCTCCTTCATCCACAATATGCGCTGCCGGAGGCGCAAGTTCTCGCGTTGCAGGCGCGCCCGCTCGGCATCCTTGGGAGTGATCTCGGCGTCCTTGCGGTAGAGACGCATGTATCCGGAGAACAAAGTGGCCGCTGCGAGACGCGCTTCAGCCGTGTCGGGGTTGCCCAGCGCCGCCTTGAGCTTCTCGAAGTCTTCCACCTGCCGGCGAATGCGCTGCTTCTGGAGTTCCAGATTGCTGCGAAAAAAATTCTGCACTGCCGTGAGCGATACCCCCGGGCCGCCGCGCTTGTTGACGGCTTCGACCACGTCCTCGAAGGTGGCGCCGTCAATGAGCATCTGCTCGACCAGCGCCCGCTGCTCGGGCGCCAGGTCTGGCACGTCGGCGTTAGTAGTGCGAGGTTCTTGTTTCATCGCCATGTCAGGAGCGGGATCAACCCGCTAGTGCAACCTCAGGGTCTAACAGGCTGCTGAGAAACTACTTCTGGCAGATACGGAAGGGCGGGATGGAACCCGCCCCGGCTGGCCGGGGGCCTGGCCCGGCGCCCGACCCGGCCGGCTTGCCGGGGACCCCGCCGTAGGAGCCGACAAGGAAACAAATGAAACATTCTGTGTCTTCCCGTTCCGGCGGGACTTGAGTCCCGCCCGTCCGGCGGCCTTCTGATCCTTCATTGCCTTGGCTCCAGGTAGATGCCGTCGTCCACGGGCAGGCGGCCATCGTGGTAGTCGATACCCTTGGCGGTGATCTTCACCAGGGGGATCTCGCGGCGGGAGTGAGGCCCCCGCGCGCGTTCTACGGACAAGAGACCCTTCTCCGCCAGGTAAGCAATGTGGAAGTTCAACTGGTCCATGGGTAGGGGATAGCCGATGATGTCCAGTTCACCCTGCAAGAGCGGCAACGTGGCAGCCTGCGGATAGATCAGCGCCAGGTAATAGAGAATCTTCCCCCGGATGACTTCTTTCTGACGAAGGCTGTTGGTCATGGTTACTTCACCCCCAAATTGGGTGCTGGGCTACCGACAAAAATGTCGGGAGGACTTCCGCCTGGCGCTGCCGCGGGTGTGCCTATCGGTGAGGGGCTGAAACCCGTGCGCGGCGACTCGGGAAACAGACCCGGCGCGGCCACCGGCGAGACGGACTCGAGACGCCGCTTGAGCTCCGAGGGATCGAGGCGAAGTACGCAGGGCGGCTCGTCACGGCGGCAGCGGAGAGAATCGATATCGCGATGCAGGGCTTTGAGAGCAATCAGCATTTCCTGGTGTTCAAAGCTCTCCAGAGACTCGCGGTGCTCGACGGAGTTGGCGAGCCGGGAAAGGGCGTCGGCTTGCGAGCTCTGAGCACGCAGGAACTGTTCGATGTACTGGCGAGCAATGCCGTAAGCGCTGGCCATTTGCTGGCGTTTGACCTCCATGGATTTCTCGATCCAATAGTGGGCGAGACGCAGAAAGCCGTAACCGAAGATGATCAGGACCAGGATGCCAGGCCCCCACCACAGGGCGACACGCTCGACGTCAATCGGAGTCATGGGAGCGTCACTCCTGACAGTAGAGATGGCTTCCTGCCACCATCTCCAGCTCGCGCCGTCTCGTCGAACTTATGAATCTGCGGGCAGAGCCGCTTACGCTGGCGGCTCTGCCGCTGCGTCTCGGATGAGTTCTTGGGCCCTCTAAAGCTCGGCGCTGTGATTCTGTTGGGGGCCGTCATCGGATCACCACTCCTGCCACCACGCCGGCGGCAAAGTACTGAACCGCGCGCAGGAAGCGGCTGCGCCAGGTTCCCCGGGCAGCTTTTAGCGCGGCTTGGTGCGCGGCCTCGCGTCGGGCCAGGATTTGATCTTTGGCCGCTAAGGCGGAATTGAGTTTCCCTGTCGCTGCCGCTTGCTCGGCTACGACGGCGGAGCTGAGGTTCAACTGGCCGCGACAGTTGGCGCCTTGCAGGTCTAAGACGTCGCGCTGCTGGCGACAGGAATCGAGTTGGATAAGGGCAGTCTCGATTCTCCGTGCGTCCTCGTCGGTCAAGGCGAGAATCGGGCTCGGGGCTGAAGAGCCGGGATCCGGGATTCGGGTTTCGAAGTTCGCGTCGGAGGAGCCGGGACTCTGGGTCGCACGTTCGGCGTCCAGTTCTTGTTTTCCCGAATCCCGAATCCCTGATTCCGAACCCCGGCTTTCTTGGCCCAGCCGAGCGGCCACTCGGGTCGCCACCTCGGAAATGGGAAGCGTCGCCACCTGATCGACACGCTCGTGCTCCTGCTGGCGGAGAGCGCGGAGGCGCTCGCGCAACCCTTGAGCTTCGCGCTCGAGCTTCTGGCGCCGGGACTCGAGCTCGCGAATCGCCTGGGCGTGCTGCTGGTTGGCCTCGCGAATAGCGGCGGCCGCTTGTGCTTCCAGGCGGGAAATATCCGCCGTGGCTTGCTTCTTCACCTGCTCGGCCACCAGGGATTGGCGCAGGCGCGCCTGGCGCTCGCAGGACCAGGCGAAAAACAGCACCACGAGAGCGACCAGAACAGCCGCGGGCATAACCAGGAGACTCCGTAAGCCGCCCTGGAAGGCTGCGAGCAGATGGGGGAGGTGGCTCGGCCAGGCTTGGAGCCTCTTCCACCACGGAGTCTGCGATGGCGTCGTGCGGTTCAT